ACAGCACCAATATTTGATCCTTCTGATGTGTCAATAGTTATATTTACCGCATCACGGTATTCTCCATCAGGAACTAACCTCTCATCGAGGTCTTTGTTCATTCTCCCGGCAAGAAATGTTCTTTGTAAGTCAGCCATAATTACTTAATCCATTTATCCTTGCCTCTCATTGCCATCAACAATCGGCCTGGGTGCATGTCGCTTAATCTAATCTTGGTATTTCTAAGGGCAGCTGTTTTTTCTTTCTTTACCCTATTGATAATATATTCTTGAACACCAAACTTATTGTTGAGTAATGCCCACTTTAAGTAAGCATAGACGTATTCCTCAGCTAGTTTGTTTATTGAGATAGCGCTAGTATCACCATTCTCCATACCATCTGATATGTACTCAAGCACAATATAAGAGTGCTCTACTCCTGATGTAAAGTCAATTACACCAGCTGCTTTGTTGATATAGTACTTAGGGTTGATGTTGGCATCAGCTGTGTTTAAACCAAAGTTCTGAGCTATAGGATATCCAAAATACCATTCACCTTCATACTCCCAACCCCATTGATTGTAGTACACACCAGCACCTGTGTATAGTTTATTTTCTTGTCGTAAGATATCTAGTCTTGATTCACCAACAACTACATCTCCATTTGAGTCAAATACAATCTGACCATTGTTATCTTGAAGATATGCTGTAGCTGTGATGCTCTGTCTTGACTCTGTAAGTGGGTAAAGTGTACCACCTCTCAACATTGATATTCTAACGTAGTTCACATAGTCAGGAGGCAATACCATTTTCAATTGGTTACCTAGTTCAAACTCAAGAACCTTTATATTTCTAAGAGCATCATAAGTAATTTCCTGTATGGCTCTCTTTGCGTGAAACAGAATGGTATATCGATCGACATTGTTAATCAACTTGTCATTCCCGACGTAGTTCAATATGAAGTTATTGATCATATAGTCGAGAGTAACATATTGGTAAGATCCCCAATTTGCATCTTCAGGGACATTACCATTATTGGTATAGTACTGATAATTAGTTATATATGCCATTATTGTTTCTGTTGAATGTCTTGTACTTCTTCAGCTTTAGCAGCAGATACAACGTCCTGCTCTCTGATTGATATGCCAGCATACTCTAGTATCTTGATAACTAAATTTGCAAAGTCATCTAATGGCAACTCAAAGTCTTGGTATGTAGCAGCTCCAGGATTGAATAAAGGATCACCAAGTGGAGTTGTTGAATAGGTCCAATTTGGGTCTTTTGGGTATCTTAAATACTGTATAGTGACGTTAGATGTGATGGTTGTAGGATAAACCAATAAACCATTTTGATCCATTGTGTATACAGGATATTTTGTCGTTGGAGCCGTAAGATTTGAATTTACTAGATTCAATATCTTTCTATGGCTAACCTTCTCAATTTCAGTAGAATTATTGTAAACAAGTTTCTCCAAGAAGAAATAGTTTTCAATATTAGTTAATGGATCTACCGGGAAATTAAATTTACTAGTAGCAATATTATATGTTGCCGATGTGAATACAGAAAAGGTATCAATTACTTCACCTATGTTTTTTGGTATATCAGTATAACCCTCACCATGCATGCGAGCATTTTGCTTATTGATTGCATTGCTATAATTGTATACATACTGCCCAAAAATCTCAAGCTGTGCCTGCTTTGCAAACAAGTTAAACTCAAATGGCGTAATGAAGCCACGGTTGTCTTTGCTAATTATTGATAGGACGGTATTTCGAACGTCATTGATCATCTGACTGCTTTTGTACAAAGATAAATAAAAAAAGGCACTCCATATGAAGTGCCCTTTTAGTAGTAGTTTGCTATTTATTAAGCAATAACAACTGAAGTAATTAACTGTTGAGTTGCACCAACTAAAGGTAATGCAGCTTCCATGATACACTCAGGACGTGAGTTAGCCATGTTAAGCAATGCAAGAGTATTAACGACAGCAGCATGAGATGCATAAGATGCATCAGCAGTTGTAAATGTAATAGTGATTACATCTAATCCAGCAGAAACACCACCGATTTTAGTCAATACTAATGTAGAAGTTGAAGCATAGTCAATAACATAGTCATCACTTGCAGATACTAATACTTTACGAAGTGCACCAGCGGCACCGATCGTAAACTGAAGATATTTTTTAATCATTTTAAAAGGTTTTTTTTTGTTTGACAAATATACTAAATACCTGATATTTTTTCCTCTAAGAATTTGTACAACTCTAACCCCTCATCAGACTGCAAATACGATGCGAATAAGTAGATATGATCTTCACCATAAGGAACTGTAAGAAGTCGCTTCTTATTCTCTTTTAGGTTGAAGTGAATATCTTTATTATTCCTAAACGTAAAGTACCCATCACTAAATGCTCTTGCAGCAAGGTTGTTGATGTTGAGAGATGGATCATTAGCTGCCTCAATGAAGTCAATTGGGTTTCGTCGTGCATATAGCATCATATCCCTTTTGATTTCTGAGCTGCTCATGTTTGCCACTGAGTCTCCAATCAACAATCGAGCAATAGCCTCCAATTTGTTAATGTTGGCATCTGCCAAGTCACGAACCAAGAGTAATGCATCAATCTCTGCGTTAAGATACTGAATGTCTTCTTGAGCGTCTTTTTCTTGATCATACTCATAAAACTCAGTATTGTTACCAGGGTGATAGTACAAAAACTCTTGTAAAACTGGATTAGTTTTAGGAACTCTAAGAACACCATCTTCAAACACAATAGGTTCAATTATTGCGTTATCATCTTGCTCATCTTGGAAAGGCGTATTTTGATTTCTAGCATATCGAAGAGGTCGGTTAATGTTATTCTTTTCGTCAAAGAAAAGAAGTCGATTTCTCTTAGTGTCTTTAGATGCTATAAAATATGTTAAAGGACTTGATTCTCCTTTTAACAAATACGTCCTATCTCTAGGTTCTAGTTTTACTCTTTCTGTTTTAGGCTTTTCCATTATATAAAATTTAAATTATTTAAAAATAGAGAGGGACATTGCTGCCCCTCTCATATTACTTCTTATTTGAAGATGAAGAAGTTGTTAGCTCCAAGTGTACAAAGTGCACGCTCTGACAAGAAGTTGACAGTCATTGCATCGATGTCGTTTGTAGCAGCACCACCAGCACCACCAGTCATCCAAGTTTTGTAACGACGGTTTTCAGCTTCAGAAGCGCGGTAACGAACGTGAAGGAATGGACGCTTAGCGTTTTTACCAAGTACTTGGTCATAAACGTTCATTGTACCAGCAGGAACCAATACACCGTTTACAGCACCACCAACAAGACCACCACGAAGGGTTGCATCGTTAAGGTATTTCCAGTCTGTTTTGTAGAAGTCATATCCACGACGGAAACCAGTAAAGCCAAGGTTCAATGCCATTTGCTCGCTGTTGTCAAACAAACCGAAAGAAGTACCACCTGCACCGTAACCATTTTGAGCAGCTAACATATCGTCGATGTCAAAAGAGAACTGACGGTTGATGAACAATGTGTTCTCAGCGATAGCACCTTGCTTGTCAAGACGTTGTACGATTGTATCAAAGTCAGCCAATGCAGATGGAATACCACCAGACCAAACGTTACCACGAGTTGAAACTTCGTAGAACAAACCTTTTGTACCAGCAGCAGTAGTTCCTGAAGCAGCAGGTTGTCCACCAGGGATCCAAGAGTTAGCTGAAGGAGACAATTGAGCTAATGCACCTGAAGAAGCTTCAGCAGGAACACCTTCTACCATTGACATTTCAAGATAGTCTTCGTAACGGAGACGAGTCTCATGCTCAGACTTCATATACCAAAGGTACCCGTTTGCACCATTCTCAGTAGTTACTTCTACCCAACCGATTTGAGCCATGTCAGAACCAGATACAGTGTAAGTATCTTTGATGATGATTGGCTTAACATCGAAGAACAAATCTTGTGCTTCCAAAGATCCTTGCATACCAGAAGTACCTTTAGCAAACTCAGAACCGTATACAAATGCAGTACAAAGGTTAGTTGTTGAAGTACCAGCAACAATGTTTTGAGTAGCTTCGTAGTAAGCAACTGTAAATGTAGTAGCCGTAACAGCGGTAATAACACCTTTGTTAGCAGCAGTACCTGCATTTTGTGAAATGAATACAGTCTGACCTACGCGGAATACACAGCTAGAACCAGCTTGTAAGTTGTAAGTAACAGCAGTACTGATTGCACCAGCAGCTTGTGTTGTCCAAACGTCAGTGTATTTAGTGTGAAGACGACCTTGCTCTGCCCATTTGATCAAGTCAGAGTTAGTAGGAAGCTCAGCACCAACCATGCGAAGGAAAGATGCGATTGAACGATTACCATATCGTTCGAATTCTTGCTCGTAAGTATCAGGAAGATACTGACTCAAGAAGTTAAATCCGTTAGACGGAATGTAGTTTTCATAGGTCGCTGCCTTTACCGAACTCGGTGATAAGGCAACGCCAGCAGCGTTTAATGTACCAGCCATTTTTTCTAATTTTTAGGTTTTTGTTTAATAACTAATCTGTTACCGAAACTAGGCTCCACAGCCCTTACTTGAATTCCTTCAACTTTGTTAGTCACCTGAGTGGCTTGACGGGTCATATTAATATTTTTAGACTCTTTAGAAACTGTATCTACAGCTTCGGTCATTCCTTTCTCATAGAAAAACTTTGCAAACTTTTCTGGATTCGAAGCAATCGCTATTGCTCGATGGAACGTCTCAGCATCCTTTAAGTAGCCATCTTCGTTTAAGAACTTATTTACAAAGTTACTTAATGAAGACTGCTCGTTAAGAAGTGTCTTTGCATCTGCTGGCTTGAACGTTACTGCCTTATTCTCATCAATATTAAATTTGAAACCTTCAAACTTATCAGAGAATAATTCATTCGTCTTATCGGCAAAATACTTAGACCGCTTTTGTTGCTCCTCTTGCTCGCTAGTCGCGGTTTGTTTATATTGCTTATAAGATTCGTAAGCCTCTTTTTCCTCCTGCGGAACAAAGGACTCCCTTGACTCAAGCGGAACCTTGTATTGTTCTTTTAGATTATTAAAATACTCACGAGCCTTATTGAGCTCTTTTTTTCTCTCTAGCTTTACCTTCTTAATATGCTTCTCATCATCAAAGTCCTCATCATATGAAAACTTAGTCTCTAACTCAAACTTAACCTCGTCAGCATCAAGCTCCGGGTTTTGTTCTTTAGCGTATTGATAAAGTAGAGAATCTTCGTCCATGGCATTGTAGTCAACATTCAACTTCATGAAGTCTTCAATACCACGCCCTGTCTCTCTTTTGTATTTCAAGAATGTAGAAACATCTTCAGGTAGTTCTTCAGCTTGTTCTCGCTCTCGAACTAAATCATCCAAAGATGTGATTTCTTTATTCCATCTTTTACCAAGATATGAAAGAACTTTATTATCATCTATCTCTAACTCCGGTTGAGGCTCAGGCTCAGGCTGAGGATCAGGTTCGGGTTGTGGATCAGGTGATAAATTTACTTTTACGGTGTTGGGATCATCTGTGTGAGATTCAACATCCTTAAGCAAATCAGCTTCTTTTTCAGCCATAGACTTTTCTTCAAAGTCTACAGCTTTTACTTTAATTTCTCCTTCCATTTAATTAAATTTTATACAAAGTTAGTAATTATTTATTTAGGCCCGAATGACTCTAAATCGAAGCCATCCAAGGAATCCTCTGTACTTTCAAAGTTTTGTGGAGGTAGGTTGTTCTGTCGTTGGTTGATAAGTTCAGATTGACGTGTAGCCTGTAGGTCTACTCGTTTATCTTTAGCTTTCTCTTTCTCGGCCTCACGATCCTTTAATGTTTGCATCTGCATACCATTGAGCTGCATGTTGTATTGGAACTCAATAGCCATCAACTCTTTCTTGAGTTCTGACTCAGCTTGCATTTTCTGAATTTCACCCTGTACCTCCATCTGCTTGATCTGTGCCTTAGTCTGACCTTCAAGTTGAATGATCTGTGCCTTGGCCTCAGCAGCTGCTTGAGAAGATTGGATATTTGTCTGCATTTGCATTTGGAACTCCATCTCTTTCTCTTTCTGTTTTTGCTCCATACGCTTACGACGCTTCATCTTAAGCATCTCATTGGCAAGCTTAACATTATTGATCATACGAATGTCAATAGCATCCTCTAGATCAATCGTCTGCTGTTGTAGCGCCATTTGAATGTTTTGCTCAAGCTGTGCTTTTTGCTCTTCATCTGGGGCAACTTCAATAAAGATACCAAAGTCGTGTAGGTATAGATCCTTAACGTCATTTAATATAGATAGATTGTATTTACCAATCTGCATAGCAAACTCTTCAGCAAAGTCAGAATACTCTAAGATATCACCTATACGTATAGAAATACACTCAGCCAAACGTCTAGTTGTGATAATACCAGCATCTAGAATATGGCGAGTAGCTGTGTTTGAATTAAGTGCAGCAAGTTTCTGAACACCAACCAATGCATCCGGGTGTGGCGTAGATGCATCACGCACCTCATTCACACCTGTCACATCGCGGATCATATTTAAGTAGTGGTTGTAGTTGCCGATTAGGGCAGACATCTTAGCTTGGCCACTATTTGTGTTTAGCTCTTGAATTGGAACACGAGCATTGTTAAACTCTCCCTCTGTAGTATAAGATCTACCAACAACACTACCTGTTTGAAAGTATAGGTTTAGTGCATCTTGTGGATTGTATGCCGCACCTGTACCTAGATCAACTTCATTAATACCATCAGCATCAATGAATACACCATCAGGAACAATGCGAGCCATAACTTGCTGTAGTTTCAAGTGTGTCAACTGAATCTGATCAGCAAATGGAATCATGCGTCGAACCAATGACTCAATATTTCCTTTATAGTAACGTGGAGCGTAAGCAATATAGTTTGGAAGTGCGCGTTGTGATGCAGACTTAGGACGAACCATGTTTTGCATCATCTCCCACTTGATCATAATATTAGAACCACCAACAAGCACCCCTTCATACCAAACATCGCGAACTGCCTCAACTACTTCAAAGTATTCTCCATTTGGAGCCATGAACGTATCTTCTTTACGAATAACTCGCTCACCACCATTTTCAAGGATTTTCTTTTTCCACACAAACTTCTTATGCGTCTTGTAGTTAAAGTACAACAAGGTTACAACCTCATTTAAGAATGCATCGTCTTGATAGTTTCTGACTACAGGGAAGTAGTCATACCAAGCAGACCCTGCATTCTTAATTTCAGTAAGCTCCTCATCCGTAAGATTTGGATTCATCTTAAGGAGTTCAGTATAATGTACCTGCTTAACCTCTCCAAAGTAGAAACAATCAGAGAAGTCATTCTTTTCAGTATAGCTATGAATCCAATTTGCTGGATCTACATACTCAACCTTTACACCATCATTTACAAGAAACTCATGCTTTACAACGCCAAGACCGCAAGTAGCCACATCATAATAGTAGAGACGAAGCACATCCTCATACTCATTCATTTTCATGACAGTGTCAATCGCAATCTCCTCAGCAATCTCAATAGATGGCTTATAGTTCATCTGCATATACAAAGAAAGCTCCTGATCATTTGCAGGTAACTCATCTGGGTTTACGTTGAACGCATCGATTCCAAACTGCTCTTGAGTGAGTGTAAGGAAGTCTTTAGCAACCATATCAGACTCAATCATGTCTTGGAAGACATTCTTTTTCTCTGCCGACATCACATCTTGAGCCTCTGCCTTAACAGTATAAGGACGATCAAGCATTCCATTCACAACAACGTCAACAAACTTTGGAATGATAGGGACAGGTGTCCAATCAAGATTGAGCATTGAGATGTCACCATTGACAGCAATCTCATCTTTGTACTTTTGTATTGGCTGCTCTCCACGAGCATATAGTCTCAAACGGTGGAACTCACCCCACTGTTGGTAGAATCTACTTGAATTTGACTTTCTCTTAAACCATTCGCCTTCGATGGCCTTACCTACTTTCAAACCATACTCTAGTGAAGCCTTAACTTCATTAGAGGCCATTTGGTCTGGAAACGGCTGTGCAGAGATAACAACTGATGGTTTATCCATTATTTGATGATTTCGCTTATAGTGCCTGTATTCTTATATCTTACAAATTTAACACTTATTTTAGATTCCTCTTTCTTAGGTATAAATAGGTGTTTTCTTGATGCCATAATAGCAAGCCCTGAGCTAATCGAGGCATCGTGTTTTGTTCTGTTATTGATATCAAATCGAGCCCAATCCTCTAGTGTCTTTGTAAAATACATATCACCCATAGTGTCTCGTTCTCTATATGTGCCATCCTGATCAAGGCCGACGTATTCCTCGATATATGTATTGATGCAGTTAGCATGTGCATGCTTTACGTCTTCAGATGAGTTGGGAATACCACCAAGTTCAAGCTCTGTTTTTGATAGCTTTGATGTATGTTTATCAGGTCTATTTAAAGAGAATCCGCGGTACCCTCTATTCTTGAAATGATATAATAGTCGCTGCTTGTTGTTTTCAATAAGTATTGGCATTCCATAGAAATGACAGGCCATTAAAACATCCTCAAAGAATATCTCAGCTGTCTGAGGACGAGCAATATACTCTAGAAAGAAATGATTAGTTGGAGCCTTCTCCATATGAAAGGAAGTCAAACCATGTAACGCCCCGGCAGATCCACCACCGCCAACTACACCAGATATATCATAAGGGTCACATCCAAATACACCAATGTGCTCATTACCTGGATACTTTCTACCGTTTCTCACAATCACTCTGTTGCGCATAGCTTGATCAGGAATCCATGAAACCAGGAACCTGCCTTTGGGGTCTGGAGTCCATATGACCTCAGTATCTTTCTCACCACCTTTCCAATGGAAATAACCACGAGTGAGCACCCTATCTTTGATCATTGAGTCATTGTAGTCAATCTGCTGATATATCTTAGTAAGATTAAATAAAGATGCCTTTGACTCATCACGGAAAGCATGTGACTCTGTGCGTGGGAACTGACGATAGAATTCATTGAGTGCATCTGAGTCAGACTTAAGCGCTGCGACTTCATTGTTCCAATAAGTAATGACACCCATTGTAATCTCCTCACCATCGATACCCATAATAGGCTTCTTTGGATCCTCAAACACAGGCCATCCATACTCATCAATAAAGCCCTCCATGTTCCATTCCATAGGAATAAACAAGCTGTATAAGCCCGACTTGGTCTGACCATTGGCAGATCGCTTTGTCGGATCGCTATCATTGTATAACTTCTTAAAGTTCTCACCTCCCTTACTGAGTGCATTTGAGGTAGAACCCATCATACACTTACCGATAATCCTACTACCCAAACGCAAGCATGTTTTAGTAACGCGCCAGTTGTTTAGGATATTCTCAGGCTTCTCCCATTTACCACTCTCATCATGCACAAGTAGAAGTAGCTTCTCACCATCATAGCTGTTGTCTGCTGTGTTTTTCCAGTCAATAGTAGTATCCAACCCTTCTATGTCATCGTCGCGCTCCTCATCCATATTCTTGCGCGTAATCTTACTCGCAGGAACACGGAAGGCCAACTCCGTCTTCGGGTTGTCCATACCGTCTTGGATCGGCTTGAAAAAGAAGGGGTAATTTCTAACGATGGGAACCACCTTATCGGTAAACATCTTCTTGGCATCGGAACCTGTCTTTGACAAGATACCAATACGAGAGTCCCTAACAATTGTACCTGTGTTGGACGTCTCGGCTGAAGACATAAACGAGAACCCTGAACGACGGTTCTTTAGGTAGCACATACCAAATGATCGGCTATCTGCTTTAGTTGCCTCCCAAAATATAAAGAATATGCGGTTTGATTCACGGAAGTCAGGAAGACCAACGTCAATCTTGGTCCATTGCAAGTACATGTAGTGTGTTCCTGTAATGTAGGTTGGCTTTCCGTTATTCTTAAACCAATAGCCATATTCTCTTCGATCAAACTCAGTCTCGATCATGTCGACGTAATTTGACTTAAAGGAGTTATCTCTACGATTCCAGTCAAAGATTGACTTTATTTTCTGTAGCTCCGCAGGGTACTCTTGAGCAACCCATTTGTTGCCGCGGTCGTCTACTTTTTTTGGTGCAGCTGGTACAGCAATCTTTAGTCCGTTAATCTCGTATATCTCACCAATCGTACCATCTTTAGATATAACGATGATATCATACTCTTTATTGTATCCATAGTCCCAACTTTTTTTGCTGTTCTTAGTATTAAGAGCAGTCTTGTGGACATGGTCAGTGATTATACGGTATAGATTATTTTCCATTCTTCATCTTTGCTCTGCCTTCAGCGAAACCGCTCTTGCCTAAAGTAACTTCAGCTATTGGAGTCTCAGAGTTCTTATTCTCCTCCTCTTCAATTTTTAGAAGCATAAACATTGCATCCTCAAATGCTAATCGCTTTGCTGAAGCAGCATTCTTCATCTTATCAGCAGATATGTCATCCTCAGCATGTGTGATAATAGGCTGCTCAAGAACCTTAATCAATTCATTTATGGCCTTCTTACCAGCCTCAATGATTCTTACTTTTGTATTAGACATAAGTTCTTGTTATACATTCTATAGAGTAATTGGCCGTCTATTCTAAACTCATACTCGCTATCTGGTGTAAAAGATACAATATCTCCCTTTGATACAAAACTATTACTAGGGTACACAACTTCTCCCCATAGCTCCTCAAATCCACCTAGTGTGCTGAATACCTTATCCTCTGATGGCACAGGCTTAATGAATACAAATGGCTCAACAGCCTGCCAATCAGCATCACGTTTGAATGCATAGACCTGATCAACCTCAGCTAGAAACATGTCATCCATAACATGATTCCAACTACTCTTTTGGCGGCCTTTCATGTCATAGTAAAACTTGAAAACGTTATGGTGTACTATTACGGTGTCTCCAGGTTGAACCGGTCCGTTATAGTAAATAGGAGTTGCAATTACTTTTGCAAAGCGATTAGAAACCTTATGATCTTCTTGGGATGAGCTCATTACGAAGTCAGTATTACCGAACTTCTTAATGTTATCGTACCGCCTCAGACCAATTGGTTCAATGATGAAGCAGTATGGTGATTTCATTAGTAATCTATTTTATACTCAATAGCTATTGGCATTGTATTGGAGAATGACTTCCATCTAAGGATTTCGCCATCCTTCTTGATCCAAACACAGATGTTGCCATCCGCTTCTAAACGGATGGCCTCAATCTTCCATGTCTTGTCAAGGATCTCCTGCCCTACCATGTAGTGCATGCACTTCATATAGTCAGGACCAATCGATATTTTTCTAATTATATTCACCTGTTTGAAGGTTTACCTGAACGTCGCCATACTTGTCATAGATCTCTTTCTGAGCATCTGATAGACTAATCATAGAAGCCTTGAGCTGATCCATTGTCATCTCCTTTTGCTCTTTAAGACGAGCAAATGAAATTTCGATGTCAGCAACTGCGAATTTAAGATCGCGATACACTCGGTTAGCATTCACTAATTTGTCGAGCTCTTCTTGTTTAATTGTTTTCTTTTTCATTTTATTAGATTGATATATACCATGTTGTGTTGGCATGACTGTATTGTAGACATACCGGGGTGTTTGCCGTAAGCGTTGCAGGAGCACCAACAATAGTGGCACCACTTGATGCCCATGATGTTGTAGCACGAGTAGCTGTTGACATAACGACATACTTAACTCCATCTAAGTTTGAATTAGATGCAGGAAGAGTAACTGCAAAAGATGCTCCTGCTGTTCCTGTAAAATATGTATTTACGTTTGTAAGCGTAGCAGAAGTTAGCGCATTTGTTGCGACAACTGAAGGTGCTTGATTTAATGCCAATAAGGCAGGCACGTCGAAGTTAACGGAATCTCCGTTTGCATTCAATCCAAATACTTTTGATCCTGTGCTTGGTGCTTCAGTGATATAGTTCTGTACTTTCATCGTCCTTGGCCTCTATTTTGTTTTTTATAATTCTTAGAAGACTTTAAACATGAAGTCTTTGTTTTAGAATGAACGCCTGGGCGACTCACTTTAACAGTTTTCTTTGCTGATTGTTCAACCTTCTTCATTGTACAAATTTAGTGATTTATTTGAAAGTGCATCCAATCGTAGTTCTTCTCGCGCCCAAGGCTAATAAAACCATGCTTGTAAAAGATGTCAATCATCTCCTTATACTCAGCACGAGCGAAACGAGCTGTCTTAGATGTCTCTTTTAATGTGTTTCGCGCAGGATCCAAATCAATGGCAATTCCCCAAGAGTGAGTACTCCAAGAACTACCACCGCGCATCTTACGGAAGTTAAAACATCCTCCGTAAAGGTCTATCCCTAACTCGACAATACGTTCATACCCGTAGGTGTCTAAAATGTCGTTAAACACAGCCAAAAAGGCATCAGCGACATCCTTATGGCATCGCATCTTTGTTACCTTGGTGTCAGTATCCCAAGCGATTCGCATCGGGTATGGAAGGTTAATTGTTTTTAAGTATGTTCCCTTCTCATTGGGTTTGCCATACTTGGCTATAATTTGAGCTGTAGTTAACATATTATTTCCACTTATCACTTTCCTTCTTGAGTCCTGTCATGAACGCCTTAAACTTAGTAAGAATATCCACCCCTGTCACATCTTTATAGTTCTCATTGATTGACTTCACCTCAGTGAATACACAGAAGAATGCCACAGATTTTGTGATTAGTAACTCAACAGATATAAAGTGAGCAATGATATCACCAGCAATGTACTTCTCTATCATATAGAAAAATAAAATCGCCCCTGAAT